CCTGCCTTGATGAGAATAGTGCATCTTTGATGTCAACCATCGGCCTGACAGGCGTTACCCTGAAACAAGGAACGTTCATCAGCGTTGCCGAACCCGGTTACATCAGCAGCATCACGCTGACAAGTGGTAGCATCGTAGCATACAACGTATGATAAGGCGAGGCATAGGTGTACAGCCATATACAGTTGGCGCAACGCCTTTTATTGGTTTGCTTGATACTTACACCGACGCAGCAGCAGCCTATAGTGTGCGTAAACTTCGCGCTGCTTACACTGGCAGTGCTATTCGTGTGCGCAGGTCATCCGATAACACCGAACAAGACATCGGATTTGATGGCAATGGTAATTTAGATGAAAGCGCATTAACAACGTTTGTGGGGGCAAATAATGGATTTGTCACTACTTGGTATGACCAAAGTGGAAATAGCAGAAATGCAACACAATCAACAGCGGTAAATCAGCCACAAATAATAAATAGCGGTACTGTTATTAAACAAAATAATAAAGTAGCTATGAATTTTGATGGTAGCAATGATAGTTTGCGAACAATTAATTTCTCACTTGTACAGCCCGAAAATTTATTTTTTGTTCATAAATGGCTTACAATAAACAAAGGCGCATTTGTTTTTCAATATATGATTGATGGTTTTACTGGCGATACAATGGTATATAGAGAAGTTGGTGGGAGAATAAACGTTTTAGCAGATACAACACTTTACAACAATACTCAAGGTGCTAATTTAAATCAAAATTTAAGTTCTGTTTTATTCAGTGGCTCTAATTCAAATTATTATTTAAACAATGCTTTAATTGCAAGTGGCAACGCTGGTTCATTGAATGGTGGTGGTATATCAATAGGACTGCATCCGGGTCTTGGTAGATATGGCAATTTTTCGTTTCAGGAACTCATTGTTTATCCATCTAATAAAAATAGTAATAGAAGTGGAATAAACAGTAATATAAATACTTATTATTCAATATACTAATGTTAGGATATAAATATATAACAGAACAAGAAGCAATCAATGCCCGTGAAGCGTGTGATGCTTTTTATGGAATACCCGTTGCGCCTGATGACATTACACAAAATTGGGTTGAATATTCTTTTGCAGAATTTAACACACCGCAATTTTGGTATATTGTTTTTGATGAAAGTTTATTGCCTGTTTTAGGTCAGCCAGTTGAATTTGAAGTAATAACACCGCCATATCAATGAAAAACTTGAATGATACAATAGTGGGTAGTTGGTTATTGTGGGTTGCAGGAGCAGCAGCAAAATTGCTGCCCATTATTCAATTCCTATCTTTTACGGCAGCGTTGATTTTATCCTGCATAGGCATTTATAAGTTTTTCAGCAATGGCAAAAAGTAAGGAAATATCCAAATGGAAACCGAAAAGCAAACGGAAGTTGGGCAGACACACGAAGTCAGCAAACAAACACAAGAGCAGCAAGCCGTACGTAGGACAAGGAAGATGAAGTTGAAAAATTATTTCTCACCCACCCCCAAGCGTTTCCGTGTTTTAGGAGACAGCATCGCGGCTGCATCTTTGTTTGTTGCCGGGCTAAACCTTGACCATCCCAAATTGATGCTGTTGTGCGGTGTGTTGGGTGCGATTGGCAAATTCGTTACAAACTTTTTCGCAGAGGAATGAGGATTGCATATGGGATTATTGTTATTATTTGCTTTTGCCTGCTTATGCTTGGCGTTAGGTCTTGTGAGACACCAATCCAAACACGGCAAAATATAGATACCATGCAAGGCAAGGTGGACAAATACAAGGCAGAGATTGACAGCATAAAAGCCGAGTATTTAAATTTGCTCAATAGCCGTGCGGTTAAGATAAAAACCCTGCGTGAAATCAGGACAAAATATGTCCACGATACGCTGACCGTTGAAACACTCATTGGTGACACTTCGGGCATCGCAAATCTGCTATCCGAAAACGCCCTTATGAAAGAGATTGTTTTTGAGGACAGTTTGATAATTGCAAATCAAGGTCAGGTGGTAATTTACCAAGATAGCGTTATTTCGCATTTAGAGACCATTACAGACGCTCAAAAAGATTTATTGAGTAATTGTGCCAACGAAGTAAAAAAACAGCGTAAAAAGGCTAATTTTTGGCGAAGCCTTGCCGTGGTATTTGGATTGGTCGCGGTTGCAAAGTAAATTCGTGGTATGTTTACCCTTATAAAGCTGCAAGGAGTGCATGAATTTTACTACTGCCGCGATGCACAATGGCATCCATCTGCTGAACTTAATGCGGTGATTAAGCCGATTATTTACCGCACGGATTCGGATGCCCGGAAAGCGTGGGAGAGAATCGGAAAACCTGCCATTACTTTTGTGCAGGAAATAAAAACAAGAGATAAGACACTATTACAATGAAAAATCTGCAAATATACCTGAACAGCAAGGGCGCAATGCTTAAAACCGATGGCATAATCGGGCCACAAACATTGACCGTATTGGACAGCTACATAAAAAGCGAAATAAGAAAGCGTGAATATCGGATGCCCGTTGATGGGTTGGTTTGGTTAAGGACTGACCAGATATTTAGCAACAAATACGATGACTTTGTTGTGTGTTATAAAGCTGGCAGGATTGTGTATGTTGCGCCTGCATCTACAACCGCAGGAGATTTTTATATTTATAACCCATTCACCGTTGGCGGCATCACTGGCACAGCGGTTGCAGTTCCACAACAAGTCACAAATAGTCACAGATTTGTGACATCATCAAACTGGAAAACCTTATGGCTTGGCGCACCTTATTTCATGCAGATTTTGCCGATTACAATTCACCGCGATAGCAACAAAGACAGAAACGTGGACAAGATGAATAAGCAAGTTGGTCTTTTTGGTATCAATTTTCACAAGGGTGGTTTAGGCAACTGGGTAAATAAGCACAGTGCAGGATGCCAAACGGTACCAGATAAGGATTGGTTTGAAATTATAAAGCGGTTTAACCCCGGTCAGGTGATTGACTTCACCCTCATTGACTAACGGCAGCAATCCTATCCACAAGGGTTGCCATATCTATTTTGCACAAATACACCAATTCACCACACACCACGCAGGTAAGTGGCTTTGATTTAGTGTTGCGTTCATCCGGCATGATTGCGTCTATCTTATAAAAGCAAACCAAAAACGTGGGGTCATGATAAGGGTCATCATTAACTGAAATTCCCATATCTTCCAACATTTCGGCCTGCTCATTCGCGGCAATGACTTCAAGACACAGCGGAATTTTAAACATAGAACTGCTGGCAAAAGGTGAACTCTGGCGTTACTTCACTGTCCCTTAAATTGGCGGTTAAGGTCAGCCACATAGAGCCGAGCGGTTTGGGTGGCCTGCCCCTTTCAATATGAAACCCACCGAAACCATCTTCATACTCCTCTTTATAGGTTGATGTTCTAATTTGGTGTACGTTGCGAGCCTTTATTTTCTTTTGGTGGCTATCGTATACTTCCACCGGGTTGATATGATGGTACAACTCGTGAACGTGGCCCTGCCAAATGCAATCGTAACCCTCCATTGATGCCATAAATCGTTGGTCTTGGATGACACCCTTTGTAACAGCACCGCCACCGCCAAAGCCGTGGTAATATCGCAGTGTCCATTTGCGTCTGTGACCGTGTTCGGTGAGATTAAATTTGAAATCTACCACGCCACCATAACCGCCAGCGTAAACATTTGCCCCGTGTGTGGTGTTGAACAGGTCAACAAAACGCTGTATCGGGTCAGTTTCCAATGCCTTTAGTATTGCTGTTTCGTGGTTGCCATAACCTACCAGCAGAATGTTGTCTTTGTACGGAGCAAACCAATCCACCGCATCCTGAATAACCGCATCGATGTAATTCGCTTTGTTGTGTTCAGGTCGGATGTCTTTCTTTGAGCGACGTGGGTCGTATTTCCCCTGCATCATGCAAAAAGTGTCACCGTTTAAAATGATTTTGCAACCCCTTTTTACCGCTTCATCCATGTGATTTTTGAGTAATTCCCTGTCACACTTGGGGTTATCCCAGTGCAAATCCGACATTAAAAGCAGGTTGATTTGTTTGTCGCAGTACACAGCGTGGATGTTCCGGCTGATGCGTTTGGTTTCTTTGACCATCTATGTATAAAAGTAGATTTATTTACTATTGTTGCTGATATCAGTCAAAAAATCCACCAAAGCCAATGCCAATGGGGATAAAAAAAGTATGGTTGCAATCAATTCCATATACCAAATGGTATTATACCCAATAGGGTGAAATTTAATGGTATTAGACCCGATAGGTTATAAAAAAGCCTACCCCGTTTGGGATAGGCGTTCCTGTTGGTAAATATAACAATCTCGCACCTTATACCAATGCTCCACACTGGGCAGGTCATCAGGCATATTGGCGTAATCATACGGCTCAGCTTCGGGCAACTCAGCGGTTTTCCCGAATAATTGACAAATCTGCAACTGCCTTTCAATACTTTTGGGTGTTTCTCTCTTTTTCATTTGTATGGTGATGGTATTTTACGTCCGTTAAACCAACCTTGTATGCGGTCTTGTTCTTGTTTGTGCATCAAGTTGACAATCTTCTCTGCCTTGCCCCATTCTGGTTGCATAGCTTCCAGCAGGTTGCGGTCAATTAATTCCCTGCGTATGTGGTTGATTGCCATGTATGCGGTTAGGTCGGTGATTTCGTAATGCTCTGCGTGATATGCCATCTTCATTACGTAGGCTTTTGCAGCATTGATGTCTCCGGCATCCAGCAATGCCTCAATGGGTAGAGACATTGCGTTGTATTCGTCTTGTAATTCCTGATTTATCATGGCTTTAAAATTATTGTGTCACGGTTGCACTTACCATCATTTATCCATGTGACAAGTTTGTCCAGTTTGTCATAAGCCCAATCCGGGATGAACTTGCCCTCGCATTCGATGAACACACGGGGATAGTCATATAGACACCGACCAAGACCGAACTGCACAGCTGCCCTTTTCATTGCATCTGATATACCGCCTTTTTCAGGTTCGATATTTGTCTTGCTTGCGCCATCTTCCCGGTATACTTGGCGGTCATTTATGCTTACTGTTAAGCGGCAAAGGAAGCCATTTGCAATCTCCCTGAACTCGGATGTCCAGTTGTCTGCGCCAAAAGCAGCATCAAAGCGTGTCATAACACAGCGGTTATTGATGTAAGGCACAACGATTAGTTTGCCAGTGCTTGTTTGGCTCTGAATTCGCCATTCTACCTCGTTTGGAAGAATGGGTGCGGTTAGGATGTTATTCATAGCTAACCCCCTCTTTGTACTGACCTAAATTGTGCATAGCTTTGGCTTCCTGTAGGAAGTCGATAAGTTCATCCAGCTTTTCAGCAGGGATGGCAACCTTTTCGACCTCGTCAATGTTTGGCCATAGTGACTTGATGGTGACGTAATCTGTGAATGATGAGTAATAAAACTCAAATTTGACTGACGGCAGTGTGCCGTGGATTGTGGTTTTTTCTAAATCGTGTTTCATATTGATTTTGTTTTGTATGATGCAAATATAGTATAGTTTTTTATATCTGCAAACTTTTTTCAAGATTTTTTTTGGCAATGTTTACAATCAACTCTTTACTGTAAACCTCGGCATGGTATCCCTTTTTGCGATACCTTGCCAGCACCCGGTCAGCTTCGGCATTCGGCACGATGTCAAAGGACATCATCTCAGCTTTCCAGTACACTATGGTTGTATACAACTCCTCTCGCACGGCTGTTTACAAATTGGTAGGCGACATCAATGATCTGCTGTTCTTTTTTAGATTTATATTTACCCGGTGTGTTGAGGGCCTTTATAATTGTGGCGTAACTGGCAATCCCATCGCAGTATTGCACTACCGCCATTACATCTCCTTTTTTCTTACAATCCTGAAAATGCTGCCTTTTCTCTTCGTATGTCATTTTTAGCTATTTTTAATAAAATTAGATATCCGATTAAATCGTTCAAAGTGTCCTCATCCGTTGCTTCCATTCCTGCACCTCTGGCAATCCGGCTTAACTTATCGTCGATACGGACAAGCAACTGCTCCTGATTATCTGCCTTGCTGAAAACTCGCACCGGGTTCAGTGCAGAGTTTCCATATTTGGCATTTTTGTCAATGAGTAGCTTTTTGATGCTGTCGCAGGTTTGCTCAATCTTCTCTTTCATTTTTCAACTGCTCGAAAATAACAGCCATTAATCTCAAAGCTTCATCAGTTGCTTCATGATATCCCAACTTCCAAACTTCGCTTTCATTACTTTCCTGCACATCTTTATTGGTGTCAATTAAATCAACCATCAAGGATGCCATAAATTTATCAATCTTTTTCATAATTAAAAAGGTAAATCATTTTGTTCACGCTCAATTTGGTCAATCATGTCATTTGCAAAATTCTGCATGATACCACCCTTATCGGCCTTAAATAAGTTATCTTTCGGCTTTTGTTGAAAGCTATATGCTTTACCGCTACCTACATAGGTTGGTTTTACACCTGCTAACCTTGCTTCTTTTGTTTGGCTTAATTGCAGGGTGTGGGTTTCTCCGAATTTACCTTCGGTTTTGCGTTCATTCAGCACCAGTTTCAGGTACTTTTTTCCGTTTTTGCCCTCTGTAATCAGTTCCTTTGGAACGTCTGAAAGGCAGATGTCAATAATAATCATATAGCTTTAGCTTTATTAAGTTGTTTACGTTTGTAGGTCAGGATATCCAGATGCATCACAGCTTCGAAATGGGTGCGGAATAGCATCAAGTTGTCAACGCAATCGGTGTATGTTCCAAATTCAGTAAGGAACTGCGGAGAGCATATCCGATATAATCGTATGGCAAAACCACCGTCTGGAAGTTGAACCACGTGGGGCTTAAATGGATTGATTATTTTTTTCATATTTTTGTCGATAATAATGACAACCATGTCTAACGCCATCCCATTGATGGTTTTCTGCCACAACAAATGCGTGTACTATTTGCTCCTTTTCCATTTCTATAGCTTCCTTGATTTTTCTTTCAAAATCATCGAGAGAAATAATAATACCATCTTGTTGGCTGAAAGTGTGTTCTAACAATTCCTGTTTAAGCCACTCTACTGCTGTTAATTCTTTTTGTTCCATGTTGCAAATATACAAAATTAAACTTCATTCACAAACAACTCAAAGTTATTTTTTATGGTTTCCAGCCGGGCAGCATAGCGTCTATCAGTCGCTGCATAGTCATCGACCAATCGGCAGGCGTGAATGATTGTGCTGTGGTCGCGCCCACCGCAAATCTTTCCGATATTGCTCAATGAGATTGCGGTTTTGTTGCGGATAAGCCACATAAATATCTGTCGTGGTTCAAGTATCTCACGTTTGCGGGTTGAATGGGAAATGTGTGTCGGCAGATAGTCAGCGTATGCCGAGCGAAGAGCAAGGTGTGCCGCTTTAATTGCTGCGTGTTCATACGCAATCTCCATCCGGAGCATGCGTTCAAGTTCCTGAATGCGTATTTGCTGATGCCTGATTGTTTCTTTTAGCTGCGCCACCTCGCTCATGCGGAATGTGCTACGGCTGTTTGTCTTTGGTATTTTGATTTTTGCTCTCATAATTCAAGTGTTTGTTGTTTTGGGTTCAAGTTTCGAATAATGCCCATTGCAATATCAAGTATAGTTTTCCCAGCTTCATAGTCTACAAGATTACGTGCCATTTTATCAATTCTTTGTTCACCTTTATATTTTGTAAAATCATATTCATGAAATTTACATAATGATTTAAATTCGTGATTTAATTCATTAGTTCTTATTTTATTTTTATTAGTTCCTATCAATATCTTTCTTTCATTTAGATTATTTGGTAAATTAAAGTTGCACCAATATAAATGTCTACCTCTTTTTTGTGCCGGTATCAATGGTTCGTAATAAGGTATTACATTTTCAACACAATATTTACCATCAAACCAATTTTGTAAAAATAATATTTCTTCATATAGTTTTAAATCTGGATATTCTGCAGATGTAGATTCTCTTCTTGCAAATCTTGCTCTACTGTGTGTTGGGCAAGGTGGTGAACTCCAAATAAAATCAAACTCTTTGTAATGGTCAAGCAGGTATTGATGTGCGTCTGCAACAATTACCGTGTCATTTGGAAATCGTTCTTGGTATAATCTTGCTGCTTCAGGGTCAAGTTCTACGGCTGTAATTTCATGCTCATCTCCCCATTTGTATCTATTGCCACCAAGACAAGCGTATAGGTTAAGTATTTTCATATTGCAAATATAGTATATTTTTTTATATTATCAAATTTCACGATACAACCCAGTTGGTACATCATATTGAAATAGCTGTGTACCAACAGCACCCCAATGGCTGAATTTTACTTTCTGTACATGCACTTCAACGCTGTTGTTTTGAAAGTTCCGATAAACCGTGATGCCATTGTCGGTCTTGTTGAAAAAGTTTGCACTGCCTGCGATATCGTAAAGTGTGGGAACTTCATAGATACCGCCATCCTTTTTCTGTATTTTGCGTGGGTGTGCGACAAGAAAACAATGCACATTGTAACGCTCGCAGAAATTGACAATCTTGTCCAGTGACTGACCGATATATTTGGTTTCACTTTCGCTGTACTGGTGTTCTAATTTGTTCCACGCATCAATGACAAACCAATCAATGTTCCTGCGGTTCTTTAATTCAGCCACCTTTGACAAGATGCTGTCCAGTGTGAAATCCTTTTCCGGCTTTACAAAGTAGATATTGTTTTCAAGCAGCATCAAGGCTTCGTAAACTTCCTCTTGGTTCATGCGGTTGTGGCCTTGAAATGGTCGCTGTGTTATCTTACGCATCAACTTGCTAATGTGCAACTCCACCGGGCGGTTTTCGGGTGAGTAAAACGCACCTTTCCATCCGTGTTTTTGCAGTAACTTGATGAGTATGTGGTCGAGAAAGTCCGATTTGCCGTGACCGGGTACGCCAGTGATGGTTGTCAAATATCCCTTATGGAATTTCAGCAGGCTGTCAAATCCAGGCATACCCGTTCCGCATCCCTCTGGCAATCCGTAGTTGTAAAGATTTTCAATTTCGGGCAGGTAATCGGTAATGCTGAACACCCCGACCATTGGGAACTCAGTTGCGTTATTGGCAGCATCACGTAGCGCAAATGCACCATTCAGCAACAGATATTCATTTGCATCTTTGCAGTCAGGGAAAACGATGTAATCGCATTTGTCTTTTCCAAATCGTTCCGCAATCGCATTACGCAAGTCAATGCCCGGTGCATCGTTATCAACCGCAATGTGTATCTTTTCGATGTGGTCAAATGATGGCATGAAGCGGTCAAAGAATGTGAGATTTGGCTGCGCTCCATTCGGCACACTTATCACGTTTTCAATTCCAGCTTCGATTAAGGACAGAGCATCCATTTCGCCCTCAACAATCCACACCTCTTTTGCCGTTGCAAGGCAGTCGATGTTGTATGGGATAAGTTCTGCGCCTTTGTGCATCTTAAAATGCTTTGCTCCATCGCGGTACTTCGTGTTTTTTAGCTGCCCATTCTCAAAGTAATTAAAACAGATGCAGTTTACTTCCTTGCTGACTTGCGGCATCCATTCCACCTGCTCTGTGATTTGCATCTTGTTAAGCGTTGCTGCTGTGATGCGCCTGCCCTCAAACCATTTAAGCACCTTGTCCGATAGCGTGGTGTTGTTTTTCCATTCCGGAACTTCATATTTAACCACTTCAGGGCGGTCAATGATTGCACCTTTCCAGTTGCAGTGCTGACAATACCATGCTTTCTTATCAAGGTTGACAGATAGGCATTTGTCGGTTTTCTTTTTCCGAGTGTGGCTGCACTGCGGACAAAGTGTTTGCACTTCGCCTGATGTCTTGCCAGCAGGAATTTCGATATTGTGAAATGAGTAGGTCAGCATACAAAGTTTTTTAAGTGTTTAGGCAGAAGTCCTTTTTTGGGTTGTTTTGCCAACCACTTCCGAGCGGTCAAATATAGATAAACGTAATCTTTATTTTTTGCATAATTCTGGATATTGTCCAGCGTTTCATCAATCTGTTCTTTTTCCCACCCATCGGCAATCAACTTGTCAAACTCCGCAGTTGTAATTTTCAAATGAGCAAAACTGCGATAAATCGTTTCTTCTTTTTTTCCTAAATTCTTCTTATTCTTAATACTATTTCTATTTACAATTACATTTTCATTTTCATTTTCCATATGTTTATCATATGAATTAGATATGTTATTCATATCTTTTTTTATTCTGTTCTGTCTTCTACTCTCACTATATGCCTTACGTTTCTCAACTTCCTGCTGTAATCTTGCATTGTAGTATAAGCCGTTTTCATCTTTTTCAAACTTGCAGAATATATCTTCATCATGTGTTGAACATATCTTTAACATATCACGTTCTGTGAGGTGTCCTTTTTGGTGTTGGTAGCATAACAGTTTAATATATTTGCCAACCTGCTCATCACTCATCAGGGCAGTTCCTGTTAAGAAATCGGATGAATAAAATAAGAATGCCGGATCTTTGCTCATTGCATTTTCCCTTTCATAAATAAACGCTTACATTCTGTGTAGTAAAGCTGATGCAATCCTAATTTGTGCATCTCATACTTGTAAACGGGCAGATGCTCTTTGATTGTGCATTTTTGCTTTTTAACTTCCAACTGGATGATTTGCTTTTCCAGTTCTTCCAGACACCGATTGCAGATATCGGCCGGGATAGGTTTGGGTTTTGTGATATTCATAAATACAAAAGACCCCACACTTTCAAGGTTGAACCCGGCTGGAAGTGAGCCGCCCTTTACTTGTGTGAGGTCTTTCTGGTTATGCTTTGTCATTGTCTTCCTAATTTCGGCACGGGGTTCAGTCGTGTTGTTCCGATACGCGAATATACGAATTACTTTTTACTTTACAAAATTATTTTCAACAAATTTCTGTTGTTCCTGCTGTGCATCAGCGTAATCAATCCGGCTTTGAATGGTAAAATACCACTGCCAGCCTTTTTCCCATTCATTAAATTGGTAAGTACCCTGACGATACGGGTTGATACCATCGTGCAGGTCGGCATCAAATTCGGCTGCGGCCTGATGGCCTTGTTCAAATACTGTGTTCATGATGCAAATGTAAATGAATTTATAATTGAAAGACGTTTACCAGATTTACCCCAAAGCTCTGTTCTTATAGGTTCTACAAAAATTACCTTGCCATTTTTTAGGTGAACAGCAAAATCATTCGCAGCATAGGTTTTTATAAAATCTATCTCGGCTGTGCGGGTTTTTTCTTTCCAATCCTTACTATCAAGGTAGGAATAAGTTATTGTTTTATTGTGTTCCATACAGCAAAGATAATATAAATTTTTATACTTGCAAGCATTTACATAAAAATTTTGTAAAGTTTTTTTAATTAGTTCTTTGAGGGGCATGGTATCCATCCCAGCCATATTGTGTCAAACTCGGCTGAAAGTCGCAGGCTCTCTTCTCGCCCAAGGTTTCAAGATATATCCCCCTTATAGGCAGCCGCTTTTACGGTTACGAGCAGTAATACTTTCTCACAGAGCAAGGTAGACCCAAATTCCCTATCGCTAATTTGCGACACCATTCAATAACGGTGGTTTTCGTTTGCTTGGTACTATTGGCATCCCGATGTTGTGCGTTTTGTTTTCCATGATTTCGGACTTAGTTTGCCAATCCCTCAAAGAACATGCAGCAAAGATAATATAAATTTTTATACCTGCAAGCATTTACACAAAAATTTTGTAAAGTTTTTTTAATTAGTTATCCACAATTAGCAAATCAATCGTAAAAATTCCACAAACTTTGCAAGGTTGAAAAAGCACACGAAGATATATTTTGATTTTTTCGGCTATGACACCACATCGTTTGTCCGTTGTGAGGTGTGTGGTGCTGCGGCAAATGACATTCACCATATCCAAGCACGTGGCATGGGTGGTAGCAAGACCGCTGACCGCATTGAGAACCTGATGGCTCTGTGCAGGAAACACCACGAAATGTATGGTGACCGAAAGCAATGGAAAGATTGGTTACAGAAAGTTCACGATTTGAAAATGAATGAAAGAGGGTGACGAAAAGCCAAATCATAACAGAGATAGCAACGAGCAAATGGCTGCCGGATTTTTGCGGAAAAGTAGGCAAGCACGTCGCAAGCGACTTACAACAACACTTATTGCTTTTGTTATGCGAAATGTCGGAAGAGAAAATCACCAACCTACACCAGAACGGCACACTGATTTATTACCTTGTCAGGGTGGGTGTGAACGCAGTAAACGGAAATAGATATACAAAGTTTTACCGTGACCATCTCCGCACCAATGAAACCCTGCCCGATGACTACGATGACACAGCTGAGGATTATGATGAAAGTAATTTCAGGCGGATGCAGGAAGCAAGGGAAGCAATCAATTACAAAGAGGTGGCACTGCATTTCAACCGCTCGGATTGGTACGTTGAAAAACTATGGCTGCTCTACAACGAAAACCGCAGCATGGCCAGCATAGCCAAAGCCACCAAAATAAATTACCGTGAAATTTCCCAAATAATAAACGCACTGAAAGCACAAATAAAAGAAAGATACAATGAACTTGGTTAACATCATATCCGTTGCCGCATTTGCGGTGTTGCTATCCCGGTACTTATTCCCACCCGTTATAAGTTTTATGCTGAAAGTTCACAGACCGCACAGACCAGTTTACAAACCGTGGGAGTGTGGTTTCTGCCTATCTTGGTGGCTCGGCCTTGCCGTATTCATTCCGCTTGCCGGATGCTGGGGATTGCCGTTTGCTGCCTTGTCTGCTGTGTGTGGCTCTTTAATTGATAGATACGTATGACACCCGAACAAAAAGAAATTTGCCTACAACTGAAAGAAACCATTGAGCGGATCAACCGCACGGGGACATATCACCTTGCCGCTGATTATTACGCTAAACTTAACGAGGTACACCGCCAGTTATATGGTCAGCCATTGCCCGGTTGCCGTAGCTGTATGTTTGATGCACTGAAAAGATTATACCGAGAAGCCAATGGTTAAGATTATACATTCAGGAAACGCAGGGGATTTGATTTACTCCTTGCCTGCCATGCGCAAAGCATCCGAACTGAAAGGCGAAAAGGTGCATTTGTACCTGCATATTAACGTACCTGCAAAATACGGCAGTTTATCTCACCCTATGGGTAACGTGCAGATGAACAGAAAAATGGCTGAAATGTTGATACCTTTGCTGATGTCAACCGATTTTATAGGCGAGTGTGAAATCACAGAGGAGGCCCAGCAGGTAGATTATAACTTTGACCTATTCCGCAAATTCCATAACTACACCGGGCATATATCACAATGGTACTTCCACATTTACCCAGAACTTACCTGTGACCTTTCACAGCCGATTAATTTTGATTTAGCACCCAGCCCGGAAGCGTTTGATATAGTGCTTAACCGAACCTCACGCTACCACAACCCCACGTTTGACTATACAGCCCTGCGCCAATATCAGGACCGCATCACTTTTGTAGGCTTGCCCGAAGAGTTCCGAGTTATCAGCGCAAAGCTGCCAAACATAAAACACTACCCAGTTGATGATTTTTATCAATTAGCGCAGGTCATATCCGGATGCAACCTATTTATCGGTAACCAATCGATGGCCTTTGCTATAGCCGAGCAAATGAAACACCCAAGAGTTGTGGAGATTTGCCCGACTGCTCACAATGTAATCCCGACCGGGCAAAACGGATATGGGGCTTGGACAATCGTTAACCTATTACAAATACTTAAAATACATGGCTAATAAGAAAAAATCACCCATCACGGGTTTTGCTTGCGAAAAGGCATTTATCAAAGGCGGTGTGCAATACTACCGCGATGGACTTGGAAATATCTTCTGCAAACCATTAGACCAATCCGAAATGGTTGGTGGCGGTAATGAAATCCCGCGCAACAACGAAGCAGACAACACCACCCGGTTGCAAAGGGTTAAAGACATTACAGGCAAACCTAACCCCACAATTTTAGATTTTGGGTGTGGCAATGGTATGCTGGTATGCTTTGGAAAAGCAAGAGGATATAACGTGCTTGGTTATGACCTATATCGACCCGAAACCCACGATGCCCTCAATAAAAAATACGATTGCCTACTCTTAATAGAGGTGATTGAGCATTTGTCCGAGCCGTTTGATGAATTGAAACTGATGAAAAACCTGCTCAACCCCGGTGGAAAGGTTATGATTGAGACATCATTCTCCGATTGGCTGACCGAACACGATGCATACATTGAGCCAAAGGTAGGGCATTGCACTATTTTTAGCCATGCCGGGTTGGATTTTCTGTTTGAGAAGTTCGGGTTTAAGATAGGCAAACACATAAACGACAACGTGAGAATTTATGCTCTGGGTTAAACTAACAGAGATTAGGCCGAATGCAAACAACCCACGCCAAATAAGCGCGGATGATTTTGCGTTGCTGAAACGCTCTTTAATGCAGTTTCCCGAAATGCTCACAGCAAGGCCACTTGTATGCTATACATCCGATATGGGTGGGTATGTGATATTGGGTGGCAACCAAAGATACAGAGCATTGTGCGACATAGGGGCAGAGGAAGTGCCTATCGTATTGGCTGATGACTGGACACCACAACAACGTGATGAGTTCTTGATTAAAGATAATACGCATTACGGCAAATGGGATACCGAGATGTTGGCAAATGAATGGGATGCGGTTGAACTTGCGGAATGGGGTTTGCACCTGCCTGAACCACCCGAAGAAAAGGAAGAAAAAGACACTTGCCCGACTTGTGGCAAATCAATATAAAAACATCGGAGATACATCGGTATGGAATTAGAGAAACAACCACATGGCGGAAGCCTGACAAGACCAGCGAAAGGGGAAACAATGAACCCCAATGGCAGACCCAAAAAGTTTGTCACGTTGCTGAAAGAACACGGCTACAAAGTGAGCGAGGTAAACGACACCGTGCAGGCAATGTTGGCAATGACACTGGATGAACTCAAAGAAGTTTGGAATGACCCAAAGGCGACCATACTTGAAAAGACCATTGCCAACGCTATGCGGAAGTCATTGGAGAAAGGCAGTTTGTATTCCATTGAAACGCTACTGAGCAGGGTGTACGGCAAGCCAAAGGAAACGGCAGATGTAAATCAAAATGTAACCGGGGAGATAAAAATATCACTTGATTTAGGAGAATAAAAAAACCCGGCAGCTTTGCGGGGTACTGCCGGGCTGGTTTTGCAACCGATATTCAAGTGCAAATATAAACAAAAAATGAAAAGAAAATACCACGTTCAAAGAAATCGTGACAAAAAAATGAGACAATTGCACTTCCATTTGGTGCTGATTAAAAGCGGTTTCATAAATGGGATTTACAAAAACCTAAAACAAGCCATCGAATGGCACGAAAAATGAAAGTATTAGCATTATGGCAGGGCATGGGTGGGGTGGAATACCACCGCCTTTATGTCCCACTGAAACGCCTGCAAATCGACCATGCTGACCAAATCGAGGTGGAAGTATCGCAGGAGTTTGATAAATCAGGACTACCTAATTTAAAGCAATATGACCTTATACTATTCAACCGATGGCTGGGCCGTGACCACTACGAGATACTGCACTATTTGGCAAAGCACGGCATCCCGTACATTGTGGACATCGACGACTTCTGGGAGTTGCCGAAGTACCACCCAACTTATAAGTATTTCCGTGAAAACAAATTGAAGCAGGCCATTGTGGATGCTATCCGATACGCTGACGGGGTGACAACCACCACACCGCAACTGGCTGCTGAATTGCGTAAGTTGAACAGGAACGTGGAGATACTGCCCAACGCATTAGACACTACGGATGAACACTGGTTATCCGCACCACAGAAACGTGATGTGTTCACATTCGGCTGGGTTGGTGGGCTTACCCACAGCAACGACATTATGATAATCAGCGATGCCATTGCCCGGATATGCGATGAATACGGCGACAAAGTGCGCTTTGTGATCTGCGGATGGATGCCGAATAATTACGTATGGGATAGCATCTTGTATAAGTTCAATGGCGGTTCTGGTGTGCTTAGACCGCAGGTTGTGGTATCAGCAGCACAAGCACCAAACGAATACGGCAATTTTTACCGCTTGTTTGATGTGGCACTTGCACCGCTTGAAGATACCAAGTGGAACAACTGCAAATCAGAACTGAAAATAATCGAAGCGTCAACCTATAAATTGCCCGTAATAGCATCAAATGTCAACCCATACATTAACCATGCTGAAAACTACGGGGTCCATTTCACGGACAACACACCTGATGCGTGGTATAAATCAATGAAGCATTTTTTGGATAGCCAAGAAAGCGCAAAGATTTTGGGTGACAATAACTACTACTACTGCAAAGAACACCACGATTTAGATAAAATCAACCTGAAAAGGCTGGAATTTTACCGATGCACATCCAATATAAGCGACCATTTGTAACGGATTACCAACGCAGGATATTAGACAGCCCTGCGAGGTACACGATTACCGCAGCCGCCACGAAAGTGGGCAAGACGGCATCGCATATTATTTGGCTGTTTGAGCAGGCATTGACACTCAAAGAAAACCAATCGGTGTGGTGGGTTGCCCCGGTGTATCAGCAGGCGGAGATTGCGTTCAATCGTATGCGTACACAGGTAACAAACAAGGCGTTTTTCAAGGTCAATGAGAGCAAACTGCGACTGACTACACCAACGGGTGGCATTATTCAATTCAAGTCAGCAGAAAAGCCCGACAACCTTTATGGTGATGACGTCTATGCAGCCGTATTTGATGAGTTCACACGGGCAAGGGAAGAGGCGTGGTTTGCCCTGCGTTCAACCCTGACCAAAACAGAGGGCAAGTGCAAGCTGATTGGGAACGTAAAGGGTAAAAAGAATTGGGGATATAAACTATCCGAACGGGCAAGGATGGGAGAACCGAACTATGAGTTTCACAAAATCACCGCCTATGATGGTGTCAATGCTGGCATACTAAAATTAGAGGAAGTTGAGCAGGCGAAACGTGACCTGCCACAACATATATTTTCCGAATTGTACCTTGCCGAGCCAACAGAGGATGGCAGCAACCCATTTGGATTGAGCCATATTTCGCAGTGTATTGAGCAGATTAGCAATCGACCTGCGGAGTGGTATGGCATTGACCTTGCAAAATACAGCGACTGGACAGTCATAATCGGATTGGATGCCGAATACAAGGTGTGCCACTTTGACCGCTTTCAAATGGATTGGGCGCAGACCGAACAGCGAATAATCCGCACCATTGGAAGCACACCTGCGGCATTGGATAGCACCGGGGTTGGTGATCCGATTGTTGAGAAGATACAGCGCATCTGCCCACGTGCAATAGGTGTGAAATTCACATCGGTAAGCAAGCAGCAAATGATGGAACAACTGACCGCAGACGTACACGCTGGCACGATTAAATTTCCAGATGGTGTAATTGCGGATGAAATGCGTAACTTTGAATTCGAACACACGCAAACGGGGATGCGGTATTCAGCACCATCAGGACTACACGATGACGCCGTTTGTGCATTAGCACTTGCACGGCATTGCAGTATAAAAAATAAAAAAGGAGTATTCGTAATCATATGAAATTACCAAAATCATGGCAGGACATCAGCATCGGCACGTTTCAAAAACTGCACAAGCTGACCGAGCCAACATTTGAAAACCAAATTGCAACGCTTGGCATCCTCACCGACAAAAGTGTGGATGAAATAGAAGAGTTGCCAATCAAAGAAATTACCTCTGCCATCAATTCATTGGCGTGGATGTCTCAACTACCAACCGCAAAGGATTTCAAAAAGTTTAGGGATAGGCTGACCACCTATAAATTTGTGGCAAGCCAACACGAACTGGCAGCACATCAGTTCATTGCCGTGCAGGACTTGTTTGGTCAGCAAGATAATTGGGTGGGAAACCTGCATAAAATCATGGCTGCCCTTGCTGTTAAATACAAATGGTTTCGCAAATCCGAAATTAAACCCACCGAATTCGATGCCGTTGCTGACTTATTCCGTGAACGTATGAGCATAGCCAATGCCTACGGATACGCGCTTTTTTTTTCGGCTTACTTGCCGGCATCACTCGAAATTACCCAAGTATTTTTAGAGCGGGAAGTGGAGAAGTTGAGGAAGATAGCAGGCGAAAAGACCGCCCGGCAATCGCGTGGCTGAAAACAATAGACGGCATGGCAAACGGTGACCGCACAAAGTGGGATTTCTTTTTGCAGATGGGATTGGTGGAGTTCCTGAACGCAGTCAGTTTCCACAATGAAAAAAAACGGGCGCAAACCGAAAGGCTGAATGCAGCAGCGCAAGGGGCAAAATCTGCCAAAGATAGTAGCGTTTATCAGATTGCTTTATTGCAAGAACTGATTTGATACTTTTATATATGAGGCTACGGCCTTGCCGGGTTAGTGTATATAGGGTAACATCACCATGCGCGCTAACGGGTTGCTTTGAGCGGCAATAGATAAGCAATTCAAAGATGGTGGACGGGGGTTCGATGCCCCCACCCGGTGCGATGAATATAAGCAAGGCAGATTTAGCCGAACTGGATGCGTTGTTGCCAAAGATTGGCATAGATGAAGCCACTGCAAATATGGGTGGCACGGTGCTGGGTGATGCAATGGTATTTGTTGCACAGGTAATTATTGACAAACTGAAAGAAAGTGCAAGGCAAAAAGACCTGAAAGCGACAAACAACCTTATCCAAAGCATATCCGCTGATTATCCAAGCATTACGCCACAAGGCATAGAAATTGAGATTTCGATGGCTGATTATTGGGAGCGTGTTGAAGATGGACAGAAACCCGGAACGTGGCCACATATGCCGTCACTCATCCAATGGGTTGGTGCAAAGGCATCGGTTAAACGCATAGCCTTGGAGCGCAAGGGGAAAAACCAAACAGTTCAAAAGGCAATTGAAAGTTTTGCATCAGTTGTAGCCAAAAAAATCCACAGCAAGGGAACAATAAAAAGGTTTGGATATAAAGGCTCTGGATTTATTGCCGATGTATTGACACAGCAAAACGTGGATACCATCGCGCAAAAACTATCCGATTTGACCGGGTTGCGCCTGACCGCCTATGTCACTACCGAGGTAACGCAATAAGTACTTTTATAGTTGATGGCAATCACAATTAACACTGAGCCGAATGACATCGCGCCCGTGTATTCCGATATCAGCTATGTGGTAACTTCCACCAATTACGCACAGAGCAATTTCAAGTTTGTCGCGGTGGTAAAAAATGCAGCTGGCACAATCATTGCAAAACTGAAAGCGCCTATTTTTCACGGCACTACCGATAAAGGCGTTTTCAACATCAGCAGGATTTTGCAAAACTATGTGACTTATGACTTTACCCAAAATCTCGGAACCCTGACCAAATGCTTGAACAGCTACATCGGTTACAGCGTGGAATTTGGCGAGGAATACGGTGGCACCGAATACCTTAACCTGACCAGCGACACTGGTAAGTATGCGTGGAATGGATTGTTTGACATATACGGTAGCGAAACGGCAGCCACTTATAAAATAGCAATACCAAGCAGTACGCCCAAATTTCTTACCCGTGTACGTACACGCAGGGTGACAACCTCACAATACGATTACCTGCACTTTTTGTTGTTGGGATTTGATGCCACGCCTAAGATAATTGCCTACAATGCCGCTGGCACAGCCATTGCCACAAGCCAAATCAAACTGCCTTGGACAGCAAGCACATCGGATTTGTCGCAATTTATGGTTCGTTTCGGTTGTGGCCCAGTGCAACTCAATGCGCTGACCGCAGGTGAATTGGATAGCGGAACGGCTGGCAATGTTATCCCGACCAACGCGGCATATTACACCATCCAAATACAGAACTCAATCGGCAACGCTGGAAGTGAACTTTACCGTTTTGATATCGTTGAGGAGTGCAGCAAATATCTGCCACAATATCTCAACTTTTTAAACCCATTGGGTGGCTTTGAAAGTGTGCGTTGTAGCATGGCATCCAAAGACAAATACAACATCAGCAGAAAGCAATTCAAACGGAACAATTATACGCTGTCGGGCAATACGTATGCATACGATACCAGCAAACACGGCATCACCAACTATGCGGTTGAGAAAACCAAAGAGGTGACGCTAAATACAAATTGGCTGACTGAAACTGAATTTGAATGGTTGCAGGATTTGATTGCCAGTCCGGTTGTCTTTTTGGGCAACATTCCCGTGAACATCGTTGAAACTTCCTACGAGGTATTTGATTATGTGGACGGCCCGAATAACTTGAAAATAACTGTCCAGTACACTGAACCTGAAAGGCTGCAAAACGCATGAACAACGTAAGGCTTGTATGCGGTGGTGTCAGCGTTGACCTGCCCAGTGATTTTGGAATCCTGATAAATAAATCCATTGCCGATATTCGGGAGCCTGAAAGCCGCTCATCGGATTGGTCAAAGACATTTACTCTGCCGGGCACAAAGGCAAATAACAAGCTGTTCACGCACTTGTTTGATTTGAACCTATCCATCCGCAACACATCGGCTACCAATTTCAATCCGGATTTCAACCCGAACCTGAAAGCAGATGCAATTCTGCAAGTGGATGAGGTCACCCAGATACAAGGTTTTATCAGGCTGCTGGGTATCAAGGTCAATGACTTTAATCAAATTGAGTACGAGTGCAGTATGCACGGGGAGTTGGCTGACCTATTCGCAAAGGTTGCCGATGCTAAACTTGCTGATTTGGACTTTACTGCTTATAATCACATCATAAGTGACACCAATATCTTCAATTCGTGGGACACTTCGATAATAAAGAACAGTAGCGGTTTTGTAAATTTCAGCGGTGGTGCGCCAATTGGTGAGGGTTACGTTTACGGCTGGATAGATAATGGGCAATATGCCAATTATAAAACGCTGTACACCGATAATATGACCCCTTATTTGTATGCTAAAACGGTTGTAGATGCAATCTTCAGCGGTACAGGTTACTCATATTCATCAGGCAGTTTTTTTAACACAGCGCAGTTTAAACGATTGGTGGTTCCTTGCCCTACAAAATCACCTATATTGTCCGATGCTCAGGTTTTAGAAAGACAATTTGAGGCGCATTCATCAGGTGCGACCTCATATAATTATGGTCAAAAAATAAATTTCACCAATGAAATAAGCGACCCGAGCAATCAATATAATACAACTACAAGCACATTTACAAATGCTTATAGTGGACAAAAATATGATTTCTTTTTTTATTGTAACGCAACACAAACGGGGTTAACCGTAGGTGATGACTACATGGATGCTTTTGATTTATACATTAATGGTGCATATGCAAAAACAGCAGAGGTGTATTATCGGCCAACATCCAGCACACAAAACATTGATTTCACTTTTAAATTTTCCGATATCAAAATAAATGAAAACGATACCGTTGAAATATACTATAAAGGAAATTACGTTTATGCAGTAGGGTATTATGGCGGGCCATCAGGTTCAATACAGATAAATTCTGGAAGTAAATTCTTTAATGGTTTGGTTGAAAGTTCATATGGCTATGGCGATACAATGGACTTCACCGGGTTTTTCACAGGTGTTGAAACTAAACAGCGTGAATTTATGCGGTGGATTTTTACAATGTTTAATCTTTACGTTGAAGCCACTGAAATTGACAAACAACTTGTCATCCTGCCACGCGAAGATTTTTACACCACAACCGTGCGCGATTGGACAAAAAAACGTGACCTCTTGCAACCGCTTGAAATTACACCGATGGGAGAGTTAGATGCAGGTAGATATTTATTTACCTACAAAGATGGTGAGGATGAGGGTAACAAATACTACAAAGAGGATTACAGCCGTATATATGGTGACCGCCAAATCTTGGTGCAAAATGACTTTGTAAAGGATGAGAAAAAAATTGAGATAGGTTTTGTGCCGACAATCATTGTGAAACCCGAAGCGGAAACAGACAAGTATCTGCCAGAGATTGCAACAAATGACGGCAAGACCAAATCCGGTGATTTACGCATATTGCAATATAAGGCCAAAACCTGCCAATCTTATTTGGTTCGCAACGGCTCGTTTTCACTTTCACCATCAGGCGGAGCAGTAAAAACAAAATATCCATATATGGGGCATTTGGATGACCCGTTGACCAGCAGCACGGATATAAACTTCGGGATGCCCCGTTTTATCGGATTGCCACCCGGCACACCTGTTACAAACAACAACCTATTTAATGCCTATTGGTCGAAGTATCTTCAGGAAATCACCGACAAGGATAGCAAGATAGTAAAGGGTGCATTTTACCTGACCCCTGCCGATATGGAAAAGTTGTCTTTCCGTGACCTTTACTTTTTCGACGGCAATTATTTCAGGCTAAATAAAATAGAGGACTACGACCCCGTTAATCCATCGGTCAATATCTGTGAGTTTTTATTCCTTAAATCGGGCGTAACTTTCAGTGCAACCACTGGAAGCGTTGGCGGTGGTGGAACGCAAAGCGGTGGTGGACAAACTGAATACGACCCAGAGGGCGGTGGAACTTCAAACAAAGTAATCAACCAACGTGGGTTTAATATTGGTCAGTTTAACCAAGCTGGTGATGGCGTAATCGTAGGTGACGCGGTAAGCAACTACGGCAGGGCGAACGCAGCCTTTGCCACAAGTGGCACAACTTTCCTGCCGGATAGTGAGCGAAGCATTGTAATCGGTGAGGGTGTACAGAATGTTGGTAGTGATGAGGTATGGCTACAAGGCCACCTGATGACGCAAAACAACTTTAGCACCAACCGCATTGTAAACGTGGTGGACAACTATACACCCAGCCTATACGATGATATATTGATTTGCACACTCACCACAAATTCGGTCATATCACTTCCACAAGCATCAACAGCAGCAAATAAGGCATACTATATTTTTAAGAACACATCGGCACACTCACTGACTATTGACGCATATGGTGATGAGTTAATCGATGACAGCGCAACCTATGCGCTCGCAACACATCACGAATGCGTACAGATTGTATGCGATGGGTCAAACTGGTACGTAATAAGCAAAAAATAAAATGGCACAAACCACAGTAGCAATAAATTTAGAAGCCAAAACCAAAGGCACGGAAAGCGTAAAGTCGCTCAAAGCACAAATCAAGGAAGCTACCAACGAAGCAATTGCAATTGCAGCACAATTTGGTGAATTTTCTGATGAAGCATTAACAGCAGCAAAAAGAGTTGCACAGCTGAAAGACCAAATGCAGGACTTTCAGCAGCGTTTACAAGCATTAAATCCTGATAAATTTGAGGCAATTGGTAAAATAATTGGCGGACTCGCAAACGGAATACAAGCAGCACAAGGTGCAATGGCTTTGTTTGGCAGTGAAAGTGAAGATGTGCAAAAGGCATTATTGCGCGTTCAGGGCGCAATGGCTTTAGCGCAAGGTATAAACGGTTTAATTGAAGCAAGAAAGCAATTAAGAGATTTTGGCAGGGATGCAGTTGAAACATTTAAAAAAATGACAACCGCTTCAAAAGTTTTTTTGGTTTCAGGAATAGGTTTACTTATTACCGCTATTTCAAATGCAATTATTTATTGGGATGATTTAAAAGTTGCAATTGGTTTAGCAAACAAACAAATGGAATTTTCGGAAGAACAGATGATAAATATTTCCGAAAGTGCGGCCAAACAAACAACCGAAGTTAATTTATTGACAAGGGCAGTTACAGACCAAAACAAAACTGAAGCAGAAAGAAGAAAAGCACTCGACCAATTAAAGGAAAAATATCCGACATATTTTGCCAATCTTACAACTGATATTAATGATACAACAAAACTTCTTGAACAAAAAGAAAAGTTAATCGATACCTTAATACGCGAAGCGCGTGTAAGGGCAGCACAAGAAGAAATTGAAAAGATAGCTGCTGAAAACATAGCTGAACGAACCAGACTCAATAAACAGTTAGCAGAAACGCAAGGACAAATAAATACTTCTCTTGAAAAAGAATTTGCAAACATTCCAAAAGATATTGATGCAAAAAAATTGAGGTTGGCTAATGAAGAAGAATTTGATGCAGCACTAAAAAATAATTCAAAAAGTTTAGAGGAGAGCAATAAACGTTTTGCACAAAGAGTACAACTTCAAAATAAAGTTGCAGAAATACAGCAAAAAATCAATGATTTAAATGCCAAAGAAAATGAAAAAGCAAAAGTTTATATTGGTGTAATTGATGAAGAAACTGCTGCAATTGAAAGAAATGGCGGAGCCAGTGAGGTTAAGGCTATTAAAGTTGAAAAAGCTGATAAAAAAGAAGAAGAGGTTAAAAAGAAAGCACTGACAAGGGAGCAGCTTTTCAACAAATTAATCAATGAAAGCGCAAAACAAAGAGAGGCAAACGATAAAACTATTGAAGAAGAGAACAAAAAAAGATTAGAGCAAAAGCAAAGAGTAGAAACAGCAATGCGTGAATATCGCATTGAAAGGGCTTTTGAAGAAGTTGAAATAAATAAAAAACTTGCTGCTGAACAAATTGAACTTGAAAAACAAAAAGCAGAGGCTATAAAACAAGCACAGCAACAAAGCATTCAATTGACTGCTCAAGGATTTGCAAGTATTGCGGAACTTGCTGATGCGTTTGCGGGCAAGTCCGAAGAGCAACAGCGTAAAGCGTTTGAAATAAAAAAACAAGCCTCAATTGCTCAAGCTATTGTTGAGACAATAGGCGCTGCACAATCTGCCTATGCATCACAGATAGCTATTACTACACCAGATGCACCAATTCGCGCAGCAATTGCTGCTGGTCTTGCATTGGCTGCTGGTATTGCCCGTGTACGCAAAATAGAACAAACTCCGTTTGAAGCTAAAGGAGTTGATACCGCAGGCGGTGGCGCAACACCACCAGCACCAACATTCACACCCATTACGGGCGGTACTCTTCCTGATGAACAGCAATTTGGTGGAATGGGCAGGGTGTACGTGCTTGAGGGTGACATTACCAAAACTCAAACCCGTGTCCGCAGATTAAGAAATACCAGTGTTGTGTAAATCTACTTTTATGAGTATGGAATTGCCAGTTTACAAAATTGTAGTTAACGAAGACGATGACACCGGGGTAGACGTAGTTTCTTTTGTGGAACGCCCTGCCATACAGAAAGACTTCATGCTGTTTAGTCAACAGTTCGTGGAACCGGGTGCAAAGGAAAGTGAAGAGGAGTTCATCGGGCGTTGCATTCCATACATGGTAGGCGAGGGCATGGAGCAAGACCAAGCCGCAGCCGTGTGTTATTCTAAATGGGAAAGCCGTCAGGAATTTGAAAGCTATGACGATTACCCAGAGGCAGCCAAAGAAAATGCAAAAGTTGCCCTGCGTTGGGCTGAGGAAAACGGATGGGGTGACTGCGGCGAGGCAACGGGAAAAATTCGTGCAAACCAACTTGCATCAGGTGCTGCCATAAGCCGTGAAACGATTGCACGGATGGCGTCATTTGAACGCCACCGCCAAAATTCACAAAAAGAACTTGGAGATGGATGCGGTAGATTGATGTGGTTAGCATGGGGTGGTGATGAGGGTATTGCATGGGCGCAAAGAAAACTTCAGCAAATCGATATGAAACAAGCGTACAGCGTGCAGGATGAGGAGAAACGTATTGTCACCGGGCCAGCCATGTTGTCCGATTTTCCAATATACAGATACGATGACGTGCGTGGTGAGTATTATGTGACCTTTGATGCACCCACCATTTGGACTATTGCAAAGAAATTTGTACGCAAGAACTTCTATAAGGCGGTAAATACCGACCATGAAACCCCAGTTGACAGCGGTGTGCATATGATTGAAAGCTATTTCATTGACCGTGATCGTGGTGTGATGCCACCAAAAGGATATGAAGATGCAAAAGATGGCAGCTGGTTTCTTACCTACCTTGTGGACAATGACGAATTGTGGGCAAAGGTTAAGGCTGGCGAGTGGAAAGGGTTTTCAGTTGAGGGCTTTTTCGATATGGAACAGCAAGATGAGGTTGTTACCCTTATGCGTGAAATAGCCACGATGCTGAAAAATTTTGCATAGGTTTTTGGTCTTGTACCTTTTAGGATATGGATTTCAAAACAGAACTTTCAGAAATGAAGAGCGGACTTGCGGCTTTTATGGCCGAAGTTAAGCAGCGTTTTAGCGAAGTTCCTGCTGAACCCGTTGAAGCCGCGTTTGGTGAGTTGACTTTGGTTGACGGCACAATCGTAGTATTTGACGGTGAAGAATTGAATGCTGGCAGTATGCTGTCAGTAAAAACCGAAGAGGGTATCGTACCTGCTCCCGATGGGGTTCACGAAACTACCGACGGACTGCTTGTAACTACCAAAGACGGAGTTGTTGAACTTATCGAAGAGAAAGCAATGCCCGTTGAGGAAGTTGAGGTTGAAAATCAATTCGCAAGCTTGGAACAATTTGACGCTCTGCGTGCCGCCAATGAGGAACTGGCTGCTAAAATAGCCACCCTCGAAAACGCCCTTATCAATGTGTTGGGCAAAGTAGAAGAAACTTTCAGCGTGTTTGAAAAGTTTGCATCTGCTACACCTGAGCCAGCTAAAAAACCCTTTGGTTCAGTAAACAAAAAAAATGAAGAAATTTTTAAGGGTTTTGTTTCAGCATTAAACAAAATTAAAAACTAATAATCATGGCATTTGACGTAACTGGTTTAAGTAACTACACCAAAGAGGAGAGCCTTACGCTCCTGACCAAAGCTATGTTCACAGGCAAGACAGCTTCTCTGCTGAATGCCGCCGGACAAGTTCTCCCTAACATTAAAAGCTCCGAAATTCTGCCTCTGCTGTATTCGGATGTTTATTTTCAAGCCGACAGCTGTTCTTATCAGTCAAGCGGAAACACCACCCTTTCTAAGCGTACTTTGACCGTAGGTAAAGTAAAGGTTCAAGAGACCCTTTGCCCTAAAGACCTCGAAACCAAATACACGCAGAAAGCTTTGAACGCTGGCGAAGCCATCGACATGGGTGTTTTCACCGAGCAGATTGGTAACGAAAAAGCTGCTAAGATTGCCGAAGCTATCGAAACTGCTATTTGGCAGGGTGACACCACTGGTGGCGTTGGAAACAACGCTTACTGGGATGGTTTCCTTACCCAGCTTGATGACCTCGGATTTGGTGGCGCAGGCGACCCCATCAAGGGTAACGTAGGTGATGCATACACTTCAATCACTGCTTCAAACATCGACGATATTATCGGTACTATTTACAGCGTAATTCCTGCCGAACTGTTGGGCAAGCCTGACCTGTTCATCGGTATGGGTGTTGACACTTTCCGCAAATACCGTCAGTGGCTGGTAGGTGCTAACCTTTACCACTACCCTGCTAACGAAGTAGCTGAAATGGAAATCATCGACCCTGTAACTGGTATCAAAATCTACGGTCTGCACGGCATGAACGGTACTAACAAAATTGTTGCTGGTCTGTGGAGCAATTTCTTCTTGGGTACAGATTTATTCGATGAGGAAAGCGATTACAGCTTCATTTTCAATCCATTTGAGAGGCGCGTACAATTCCACGCTGCCTTTAAATACGGAGTTGCTCTGGCCTACCCAGAACAAGTTTGCTACTTTAAACTTCCATAATAACTAACCATTAAGTAAGTTACAAAGAAGTAAGTTTAACCCGGGGGGTGGGGATACAACCTCACCCCCTTTTTAATTAAAAAATAAAAAAATGGCCTGTATACTCACCACCGGCTTCCAGCTTGACTGTAAGACAGCAAGTGCCGGAATTAAGACAATTTGGCTCGTTGAATTTGATGCCAAATCTACATTAACAAAATCAAGCGGAGAAGTTTCCGCCCACACCTTGTCAGGTGGCAAATCTTATTTCAAGTACGAACTTGAAAAAGAAACTGCCTCTATGACTTGGCGTACTATCCCCTCAACTGAGAACGGCACTGTATTTTACGAAGCCGACTTGGTTGCCCGTCTGCACAAAGTTACCACCGCACAGCGTAACGAAATTAAGCTGCTGGCACAAAACAGAATGTTGGCCATTGCCCTTGATGCAAGCGGTGACTACTGGTTGTTGGGTGCTGACTACGGTGTTCAACTTCAGCAGTCCGAAACCAACTTTGGTCAGGCGTTTGGTGATTTCAAAGGTCACGTTTTAAATTTCTTGCACAAAGAAACCGACCTGCCTTTGAAAGTTCAATCTTCTGTTGTAACTTCGCTGGGTCTTGGTTCGTAATGATTTGAGTGTTTCATGCAAAGGGGGCTGCCATTTGGTAGCCCTTTTTGTTTAACATCAAAACTACCTACTTTTATGGGTAGGATGTTATACATCACAAAAGGCGGCACACCTGAATTGATAATCACGGGCAAAGAGAAAGTGACTATTTCTCCCGTGTATTATCTATTGGTGTTTGAAAGTGAAATGTCGCAGGAACGCAAGGCATTTATCGTGGCAGATAGCAGCACATCACCAAACAGATATCAGTTATTTTCATTTGTAGAGGGCAGCAGCACTGCCAAAACCCTTGCCGTAGGTACGCATTATTGGTCATTATACGCACAGACAAGCCCGACCAATACAAACTATCTGCTGGCAAATGAGGAAATCGACAGAGGGCTTGCATACGTTTCTACCAGTCACACACCATTTAACGATCACGAGGTCAATACAACGATTAAACAGCACAACGTAGGATGAGTTTTGAACTATTACGCATAAATTTTGCCGAAAGCAAGTTGCCTGTATTCAAAGAGAATAAGAATAAGGGCATAATGTATTACGGGGAAGCCAACGATTTCCCACAGCACTTATTGGAATTTTACAACCGCTCACCAAAACACGGTGCTATTGTACGCCAAAAGGCGCGATTTGTGGCAGGTGAAGAGACCGTTGTAGAGGGCAACCCCAACGCGGTTAAAATAATAGACTACGTGAACCCTTATGAGGGTGTGCAAGAATTTAAAAACAAGTTGGCTCTGGATTATGAGTTGTTCAATGGCTTTGCATACGAGGTTCATTACAACAAATTGGGGCAGTTGGCTGCACTTTACCACGTTGATTTCAGCAAAGTTCGGACATTAGACCACGAACTCTATATGTACGCAGAGGATTGGAAAAAGGCGAAGCATGAGGACATGAAGCATTACCGCCCATTCAATCCCAAAAAGGCGCAGCCGATGGAAGTGCAGTTGTTTTACTTCCGTGAATATGCACCGGGTCTGGGTGTTTATCCGCTGCCACCTTACCAGCATTGTTTGCAATATATTGAGATTGATGTAGAAATCGCAAACTTTCACAACAATAATATACGCAACGGGTTCAGCAACGGCACACTTGTTCAGTTATTTAAAGGTCAACCCTCTCAGGAAATAGCCTACGAATTTGAGCGTAAGTTTAAGGCCAAAACAACTGGAACGGACAACGCTGGTGGTGTGCTTATTCAGTTCAACGAAATGAACGAAAAGGAAGCCACCATCAACCATCTGCAACCGAGTGAAATGGACAAGCAGTTTTTGCAACTCAATGAAACGGTGCAAGATGAGATATTTGTAGGTCACAACTTCCCCAAAATTCTGCTCGGCTATGCCACAGAGGGTGCGCTCGGTCAGCGCAATGAAATGATACAAGCCTATGAGTTGTTGCATAAAAGTTACATCAACCGCAGGCAGAGTAAAATTGAAACGTGCCTTGAAAATACGCTTGAAGTAGTTTATCCCGGCATTCAAATCAGCACTAAAGACAGCGAATTTTTAGCAATTGATTACGTGGCTTTGTATGGTGCAGGAATTGCCACCGTTGATGAAGCACGCGAGCAGTTGGGATTGGGCGAAACTGAACAGAAAGTGATTGACGCTGCACAGAAAACGATTGACAACATCAACAGCTTGTCGCCATTGGTAGCAAATAATGTACTTGCCAACATGACCGTCAATGAAAAACGTGCATTGGCAGGATTGCCACCTATTGAGGGCGGTGATGCACTGGCATCTACACCAAGCACTGCACCTGAACCGACCACGTTTACAGCGGTAAAAATGAAATGTGAGTGCGAAATGTGGAAAGACAGCGACATCGAGGTGTTTTCCAAGTTCGGTGTAAGTGCTGACGAGTTTGAAGATGTGCCGATGCTATTTGCACTGGACACAAAAGAGAAAAAAGTACTTGCAGTAGTAACGGCTGACGAAAAAGCCACCGTGAAAAACATTGCTGATGCGGTAAAATTGGACGAGCCAGAAGTAATTGAGATACTAAAAAAACTGCAAAGCGACGGCAAGTTGAATTGGACAAACAACGCAATCAAAATCACAGATATCGGTAGGGCAGACATCCAAGACGAGGGATTGCCGAAAATAGAGGTGCGTTACAAGTACGATTTAAGCCCTGATGCACCACCTTTGATGCCCGGTGGAAAGAGCCGTGAGTTCTGCATAAAAATGATGGAAACAAACAAGCTCTACACAAGGCAGGAAATAGACCAAATTTCAGCAATTGTAAAATACAACGCATGGCTTCGCAGAGGTGGATGGTACACGGTTCCAAATAGTGAACCACCATTGCACATTCCGCATTGCAGACATGAGTGGGTTCAAAGAGTAGTAAGGAGAAGATCATAATGGCAACATTTGCATTTTTTATAAGCGAGCAGGATGTTAAGAAAAACACTCCAATCGATGAAAACGTAGACAGCAAGCTGCTACAAACAGCCATGCGTACCGCACAGGACATCTACATCCGTGATATTTTGGGCAGCACGTTGTATGACAAGCTGTGTGATGACATCAACGGGGCTGGATTGGGTGGTGATTACCTGACTTTGGTCAACAAATATATTGCTCCTTGCCTATATCACTATGTGGTTACAGATAGTATGCTACCAATGACATTCAAAATGATGAATAAATCGGTTGCAACACGTGGTGCAGAGAACGCAAATGCCATTGATGTTGACCAATTACGCATGATTGAGCAGAGATATCAGCAGAAAGCCGAGTATTATGGTGAGCGTTTGCGGTTATATCTGTGTGAAAACATGGAACTTTTCCCTGAATATAAGACCCCGGCAAGCGGATTGGATGTGATAAACCCCCAAGACCAAGCCATTTTTGGTGGTTTTATGCTGGGCGAAGACGAAGAATACAAATTCCTACGCGGATTTTTCAGATGAATAAAGTCAGAATAAAGAACGAAAACAAATTAAAGCATTATTTAAGTGGTCACGATAAACCAACTACTGGCAGCACTGACAAAAGCAGGGCAAAATCACAAGCAGATAAAGGCAACAATCGTTAATGTTGAGCCAAACATCAACACCAGCGGTGAGCAGCTTTATCCGTTAATGCGGATTTTTCCTGATGGCTCACAAGTTACCGTTGATAAGGTGATTTATCGTTTTGCCGTTGCTATTGCCGACCGCCACCGTGAGGACTTCACCGATGCTGTGGAGCGCATATCCGATATGCACACCGTTATGCTGGATATTTACTCAATGCTGCGTTATGTATATCGTGGCAACATTGCCGGAACGTGGGTAATAGCTGATAGCATAACCCCTTTTTATGATGCACAGACAGACATCGTGAGCGGTGTTGCCTGTGTAATTGAATTTCATTGCAGCAATCTGCGTGATTATTGCGATACCCCTAATAACAATTTAACATTTCCAACAATAGAATAAAAAATGAGTACAGCATTAGAATTTATGAGCGGCTTTACGGGCTGCAAAGTTATCAGCAACACATCGGCAAATACTGGCCGCTTTCAAGGTTTTGTAGTCAACGCAGATGCGGTTGTTTCTGCCTGCCTTGATGAGAATAGTGCATCTTTGATGTCAACCATCGGCCTGACAGGCGTTACCCTGAAACAAGGAACGTTCATCAGCGTTGCCGAACCCGGTTACATCAGCAGCATCACGCTGACAAGTGGATCAATCGTAGCATACAACGTATGATAAGGCGAGGCATAGGTGTACAGCCATATACAGTTGGCGCAACGCCTTTT